TAGACTTAACACTTGGTGCATGTGATGCTAACGCAGGTGCTACATCAAAACTAATTTTTGAATGTCTTTGGTTATCTCTAGGTATTAAATGAGACAATAAAGGCATCTCACCTATTAACCTTTGTGTAAATGTACTGAAATCATCAGCCCTACTTTTAGAAGCAGATACAACTAATATGTTACGTTGTGGGTTTAGAAGTAATTGATGACAGACAAATGCTGAAGTAATCCATGATTTGCCTACACCCCTAAAGGCTTCTATAACTAATCTCTTGTCAGATGACTGAAGATAGTCTGCTATATCGTATTGTATAGGTGTTGGTTCTGGTAGATTTAAGTGTTTCCAACATAAATACAAAAAATTTTTAAAGTTCTTAATTCGTTTATCCATTTGTATCAAACGGTACGTCATCTAAAATGTTGTCAGTTTTTTTATTAAGATTATCTGTACTATAAGTTTTACAGACTTCTAAACATACCTTCATTTCTGAAGCGGTTAGCTCTTCTCCTGATTTTAATTTTGTATATGCGTGTTTAACTAATAACTCTGGTAATTCTTTGACAATATCATCTATACTAACGACCTTGTCCGTTGTATTTTTTGAAGGTGCTTCTTTTGTTTGGTCTTTTTGCATGTCTTCCTTTTCTCTTCTTAGGTTTATCTCGTAATTCTACAAGATTAAAATTTATTCTAGCCATAATTAAGGTGTGTGATATTCCATTAAACGAGATTGTTGTTCATTTTGAACTTCTCGTTGTAGTTTTTCTTTATCTTTTTTTAATTCGTTTATTTCTTTTTTTTGATTTTCTATAATGTCGTCTTTGCTTGGTTGTATTAAGTCTGTAAGACTTTTATCCATAGAGCTCCTAAGTTATTTTAATATTAATGTTTTAATACTTTTTTCACCCATGTATATTTCTGTTTCTGCTTTAGATTTAATACATTGATATTCTACATTGTTACCAGTATTTGAACGCATAGCAATTCTTTTACCTTTTAAACATTTTGACATACTATCTTGTATTCTGTGTTCTTTAATTTCACCATTAACAATCATAAGTAAAGCAATAACTGTTTCAATCATATTATCTTACCTTTGTTAATACCTTTTTTAATTATATATTTTTGTGTGCCGTTAGCACCTATTTCTACTTCTTTTTTTAAGTCTTTAACAAAACCCATTTGCTTTGTTTTTTTACGCATATCATTGATATATTGGACAATTTTCTTAGTAACTCTTCCCATTTGCTCTTACCTTATCCTTTAATTCTTCAATATCATCAAGAGCTTTTTCTAATTGTTTTTGTGTAAACTCAATATTAACTTTATTAGTCATATTTTGTTCTTGTGTGTTCTGTAATTTTTCTACAGTTTTATATAGCTCTTCTAAAAGCATGAATTGTTCAGAATCAGTAGTAGTTTGTTCACTCTTTTTAAGTAAATCAGAGTTCATTAACTCTCTTGACGTTTCTAAACTTGTTAATCTTGCAGTAACTTCTGTATATGCAAACACTCCCATAACAACACCTGCTATAATACCTATCATATTTTTAATAGGCATACTTACTGCTGTGTCTTGTGAGATTTTCATATTAATTACTTCTTAACTAATGAGCCACCAAAGTATAAACCTATGATAGCTGATACTAGGTTAGTATCTAAAGGTGTAATAACTAAACTATTGGAAGATAGTGTTACCCATTTCATTATTTCTTTTTCAGGTATAAAGAAAAATGCAGGTTTAAATTCTAAATAACCTACAATTACGCTTACATCTGGTTGAAATATAGGCATTAATTTAGGTAGTAATATAATTGCAAAGACAGCAGTTAAAGCTATAATTCTTCTAGTCCACTGAAAACCTTTGTTGTCATATTCTCTAGCTTCTTTAAAACCTTGTTGTTGTACTTCTGCTCTTTGTATAAGCATTTTTTGTTCTGCTTGTTTTGCTTTAATACTTTGTGACCAGATGCTCATAACTCCACCAAGAACGGTAGAGCCCAACATTGTTATCATTTCAAATGGCATATCTTATATCCACCATAATATTATTGACCATATAGCAAAAGCTATACATACTTTTTTGTTATCTTTAATTTTTGTTACAACATGGTTTTTCCATTGTGTAGGCGTTTCTCCATATATCATCATACTGATTCTCCTATTTTTTTACATTGCATTGATATTACTATTTGTCTTTTCATAAACTCTTCATGGACTGACATACCAATAGAAGACACAGTATTTACACACTGTTCTTCACTTGTTAATTGTTTTGTTAAAGGTAAGTCACCTTCTAAACATAAGTTTTGTCCATTTACTGCTAATACACATAGTATTGCTGTTATTTTAAACATTACTTTTTCCTCTTTTTCTTTTTTGATATAACTAAGTTTTCAATATTTTCTATAATTTTATCAAGAAAGCCAAAAAAACTATAAAGAAATCTATCAATCATTTTACTTAAATTGGAATACACCAATAATTGTTCCAATAATTGTACCTAAAAATACTAATACTTTTACCATACCCTTACCTGTTGATACATCATTTCTTAAACTCTTAACTTCTTTTCTTAATTCATTTATATTGTCGTTTAATACCTTCATTCGTTCAGCACAAAGTTTCTCATGTGATGAAAGTCTTACACCAGTAGCGACTTCGCTAAACTCTTTTGGTGTTATCTTTTTTCTAGCCATTAGTAATTTATACCAATTCCATGTAATTCAGTTTGTTTTGAATTAGCTGATTGGTTAGCCCAAACAGCTTTATATCTTACATCTGTACCAGAAGTACAAGTTGTTTCCCCAAGTCTTACTTGTTTTATTCCTGTTGAATATACAGGTGTGATTGCAGAATAACTTGATGCCTCAACCCAATTTGTTCCACCATTGCAAGTAAAGTATATTTTTAAATCTGTTCCTAGTGTTGCTGTTCCATGTAAATCTTTGTAAAGAATTGTGCCACCGACTTTTGTTTTTGCTGAACCTACAGTATTAGTATTTTGTATTGCTGTGCCTGTCGCACTAACATTACTTACTGTAGTACCATAATAATTTGTTGGTACAGAAAAAGAAGTACCAGATGAAATATACATCATGTCATTACTGTCTGTTGTTCTATCTACATTAGACCTACGAACACCACCTAAATAAAGATTTTCGCATTTTTCACTTCCAGTTAATCCTCTAGCATCCCCCATCATAATAGTTTGTCCACCATTCATATTATCATTGTGAGTTCCTGATAAAATTTGTACTCCATCAACATACATTCTTCTTAAATTACTTGTATTTGAAACCCAAGCTATATGATGCCAAGCATTATTACTCATGTTGTGAGTTGTCCATCCACCACCACTAACAAATGCTTCACCACCCATTGTTGAACCATTACTTTTAAAACCAAATCTATGATTACTTGCACCATCCCAAATTTTCATATCGCCTTGATTAGCACCACCCCAATTTGTTGAATAAACCCACATATCAAGAGTAAATGCTTGACCAACACTATGACCTAAACTGCTGTCATAAGCGATTTCTAATGCTTGTCCATTAGTAGTCTGGTCAAAGAATACAGATGAAGTACCGAATTTTGATTGTGCTGTAGTATGCGTAATGCCACCATGACGAGTTATTGCCGATGCACTTGACGCACTATCTGTAAAAGTTGTTGAACCATTACTTTCATTTGGTTGAAATAAAAATTGTGTGTTGCTATCGTTTCCTGTTGTAGAAGAAAGAGTACCAGAAGAACAATTACCATTTAAAACTACTGTATTAGTTTTTGTTGCTAAAGTATCAGTAGCAAAAGTATCAATATGTTGATTAGGTAAATTAAAAGAAGCCGAACTTTCGTTAGTTGCTTCTCTTAACGCTAAAGCTGTTATGTCAGATTTAACAGGTTGTAAATCTGTTTGTGGAGAATGAGCTACAACACTTGATTGAGAAATTCTTGCGTCTGCGAAAGTACCAGATGTTATTTTAGCTGTAGTTAGATTAGGTATTCTAGCATCTGCTAAAGAACCTGATGTAATTTTACTAGCATCTAAATTAGGTATTTCATTAGCATCTAGGGTAATCTTAGAATTATTTACAATTCCACTACCATCTAGTAAATCTGCAATATTTCTAGCTTTTGTCATTTATTTATTTCCTATAATTTGTTGTTGTGAATTTTGTAGGCTAGATATTTCTACCTAGCCTTTAAGTTTATAAAACTATCGTGTTAGCTTCATCTTCAGTTAATGCTTCTCCTGCAATTAACTTTGCTTTTGCACTAGCTTTTAAATCTGCTTGTTCTTGTTCAGCAGTTTCTTTAGCAGTTATCAGTTCGTTATTAGTTGTTTCTAACTGATTTAATTCTTCAGTAGTTAATTCTCTTTCAACTACATCACCAGTTTGTGCATTAATTAATATTTCTTTTGACATATTTATTACTCCTTAATTCCAAATAATTTAAAGTTTGAGTTAGCTGTAATATTTCCACCACCTCTATGATATAATTGGATACCAGTAGGATTAATTGTAGCATCAACAAATCCACCCAAACTATTTACAAAGAAATTACTACTACTATCTCTCCATTGCCAAGATTGTCCATTCCAAGAGGGTCTACCCTCAGAATTTCCTGCATTAGGTAGAGCAAGGTGTAATTCAACATTATTCCAAGCATGGTCGCCACTATCGTTATCTAAATCAGCTTGAGTAGTACCACCATCATTTCCATTTCCTCTTGCACTACCCCCATTATCAGTGAAAGCATTATTAATGTACCTATAATTTCCATTACTAAATGTGCTTTCTGAACCACTTGCACCCTCTCTGTATCTAAAAGCTAGATATGCAGAGTTACCAGTTAGTTTATAAGTACCATAAAGTTTATAAAGTCTATAATCTGATGAAATACATTGGTCAAAAGTAATTGTAGTAGTTGAATTTCCAGTTACTTTATGTGAAGCAAGTTTTACGAAATCACTTGAGTTATCTGACCATACAGGATTAGCACCTGAACCTTGTGTTTTTAAAAATTGTCCAGAAGTTCCATATCCTAATCTTTGTAATCCACTTCCATCTCTGAAAAGTAAATCGCCTTGTGTTGTTATTACTGTTCCAACATCAGTACCATTTGTACCATTAGTACCATTAGTACCTGCTGAACTCATTATATTCCAGTAAGCTGTTGCGTTGCCTACTGCTTGATTTGAATGGGCTTGAATACAAACATAACTGTTTCCACCTGATGAAACTACGTCATCAACAGCGTAAGATGTCGAACTATTGTAAGCACCCTTCCAGTTAAATTTGATAGCACCCAGATTGATTGTTGCCATATTTGTTTCCTTATATTGTTGATATTAAATTGCCATTGCTAATGCTAAAGACAAAGCCTGAAGCACTAAATAAAACATCATCAAAGTTGGCATATTGACTTTCAGTGATGTTATCTTGACCTT